GGTGGCAGAACTGGGAAAAGAAGTATCCACCTAAATTAGACTACATTATTCAAAGTTATGATACAGCATTTACTAAAGGCACCAAATCAGATTACAGTGCAATTACTACCTGGGGTGTATTTGAAACTGAAGAAGACGGTCAGAATATAATATTACTTGATGCTTTTAAAGATAGGTACGAGTTCCCGGAACTCCGGCGTGTGGCTTACGAACAATACTTAGAATGGAAACCAGACATGGTAATCATAGAAGCTAAGGCTTCAGGACTACCTTTGACCCACGAACTTAGAGCTATGGATATTCCAGTAATTAACTTTACACCATCAAGAGGAAATGATAAGCATGTAAGAGTAAATTCTGTAGCCCCTCTTTTTGAGAGTGGCAAAATATGGGCCCCTATGCATGAACACTTTGCACAAGAGGTTATAGAAGAATGTGCGGCTTTCCCGTTTGGAGAGCACGATGACTATGTGGATAGCACAACACAAGCTATCATGAGAATTAGACAGGGCGGTATGGTTCGACACCCTGAAGATTACAAAGACGAGCCATTGGTTAAAGGGGAAATAAAATACTATGGCTAGTGAAACATTAATTAGAACTGCATTACAATTAGCAAAACAACTTGGTGCTAACACATCTAAGTTTATGGGTACTAAATCTAATGTTAGTTTTCTGGGATCAGGGCCCAAGGATGGAATGTTATTCCAACAAAGTATTAATCCTGAGTCTTTCGCTACAATTGGAATTAAAAAAGTTCTACCCGATATTGAGACATCAATGTCTTATTTAACTGGTGGTAAATTAAACGATATTCAAACAAATAAACTAATTGATAACATGTCCGTTATGTTAGATGTTCTAGATCCGTTAGCTGCAAAAAATGTTGTTGATGCTTCATCTAAATTTCGTGGTGGCTTAGAATCTTTAGAAGGACTAGGTCTTAAGAACTTAGATAACGTCAGAGCTAAATCGGGGCTCGCGGAAAGACAGGCGACAGAAGCAGCTAGTGATATTAAATCAATTGACGATGCAGCAGCCGGAGTTAATAAAGCAGACGCAGAAGAATTTTTAGGTGAAGCACAAATAGGTAGTCCGTTTGATGACTATAGAAAAAACGTATTACAAGAAGGTGGTGAGGAAGTAACAGGGATTATGAAATCTGTTGCGAAAGGTGATCTTCCAGCTAAGACTGGAGCAGCCAGAGAATTTTTAGTTAATAGTTTAAAAGTTGGAGACGACTATCCATCAACTACATTAACAGATGTTATGTCAGCACAAGATATGAAATATATTATGGAAGGTGGTGGAGGAGCAATGGGTGATCCATTAGTTCTAGTACAAAAGTATTTTGGTCCAAGAATCGCTGAGTTAATTCCTAACGGTGGAACGACTGAAGAGATTGCAATATTTACAAAAAGAGTTATGGACAACGTCGAAGATGCAAGAGGTTTAAAACCTGACGAACCTGGTTTTGATAATATGACTGCAAAATTTGTAGATGAATTATCAGAAGGAACGTATTCATTCGGATATAAAAAAGGCGGAGAGTTTCAAAGTAATGTAAATTCAATGGGTAAAGGAACTCTAAAAGAAATGATCGACTCTGGAGAACTATTGGGTGATGACTTACAAGCTGCATTAAATGCACTAAAAAGTAGAAAAGCAGATGGCGGTAGAGCCGGTTATGCACAAGGTGGGTTAGCCAAGATCCTGGAGCTGTAATGGCTACAAAAGTATTAACCACAGATTTAATTCTTGCTTATAAAAAACAAAACCCTAGTGCTACTGCATTAGATATTTATAATCATTTTATGGGTTTAAAAGATACCTACACTGGTCGTGATGGAAATCCTGTTAGAGCGGCAAATATTAGAAACATTTTTACAAAATATAAACTTGTAACACCTGTAGTAGCACCTAAAGGTTATGTTTTAGCAGAAGATGCTTTTAAAGAATTATCTATTTTAAAACGTGGTTATCAAAAAATGGTTAATCGACCTAATTTAGATGGAACAGTGGGTTCAGCAATTACTCGTTATATAGATAGAGAATTAAAACCTAAAGTAGTGGGACCAAAAGGTGGTAGCAAGTTATTTGTATTACCCCCATCAACTATTCAAAAAGAAAGAATTTTAGAACTAGGTTCAGGTTTCAATAAACTAAGACAACCTACTATTGATCTTATGAAAAAGTTTGATGGTAAATATAAAGTTAGATACGCGGCAGGAGATTTACCACTATGGCCGGAAGTTACAAAAGACTTTTCAAATATAACTAGATCACAAGCAGGAAAAGCATTTGCTAGATTAGGTCAATGGTATCAAGGACAGAAGTTTGTCAACGATAGTTTAAAAGGTTTACCTAGAGATGAAAAAACTGGGGTAGCAATGTTAGAAGCTGCTCAAAAATCAGGATTTGGAAATTTTTATAACCATGGTTTAAATGAAATAGCTTTATCAACTATCGATGAAAAGTTAGGTAATAAATCAGGGACGTTTAAAAGTTTTAAAGATAAGGCTAGAAAAGTTTTAAAACAAAATAATATACCTATTTATTTTACAGGAGATAAAAGTAAACGAGGACCTTTTGGTTTTAATATTAATGAAATAGTTGGGACTCAAGGAAGAGCTAGATCTAGAGCACCAGAATTTTCTCAATTTGTAGATGTGTTAGAAGGTAAAATAAATCAAACTTCTTTAGCTCAATATCAAACCGGTTTAGCTAAAGCCACTGAAACAATTGAAGCAAACCCAAATAACCCAGATATTTTTAAAACACAATCAGAAAAAATAAATACAAGATCAGCAAAATTAGAAAAAGATTTAGGTATTAGGTTGGCAAAAATAAGACCGGCTTCCGATGTAAGTAAATACTACACTGATGCAAGATTGGAAAAACTTAAAGGTCAAAAGCTAGATATTAAAGCTGCGTCTGAGAGAGCAGGATATACTTTTGAAATGCCTAAAGGCACAAAAACTATAACAGAATTTGTGGACGACTTTGGAAAAGACCCCACTAAATTATTAAGACAATTCACTGCTGCCGTTAGGGGTTCAGGTAATTGTCAAACTATTATTAAAAATGCTTTTATGGCAAGTGGTGGAAGAGTGCCTTATGCTGGAGGACAAGACGCTTGTGCAAAAGCAGTAGAAGCAAACCCAGAAGCTGCCGCTAAAATAATTAATCAAATACCAGAACAATCGGGACCACTTAATAAAGTAAAGGCCGCAGCCAGTAAATTTTTATCTGTTGCCAAAAAAGGTGGAAGGTTTGGAGCGTTCGCTGCAGTAGGTGCAGCCGGTGCAGGACTTGTTAAAGAATTTAGAAATGATGATCCATCAACTTATTTATCCAGTGAAGGACAACAAAAGAATATGTTAATCGATATGGTTACTCAACCTGTATCGACTCCAACAGAAACACCAAGCACAGCTTTTGGTGATGCACAACTTCCAGCTATTGGTGCAGTAACTGCAGCGGGTATGATACCAGGTGGAGCAGAATTATATAAACAAAGAACTGGAGCAGGAGCTATGAAGAGACCTTTAGGAGGTCCCCGTTTAGATGCTGAAGGTGCCAAGATTCTTAAAAACAGAGTTAGTCCATTTAGAGCAGCCCTTGGTCCCATGTCCGGGGTACTTGGAAAAGGACTCGCGGCTACTGGAACACCTTTAGGGATGTTAGCACTAGAGCCTTTATACATTGGTCAACAAATTGCTGATGGAGATTCAGCAGGTGAGATTGCAACTAACCCATTAAATTATTTAGGCCCTGCATTTGCAGGATCTTTATCAAAAGAAGCAACAAGATTTGCTGGACCAAAAATGGCAAACTTTATGAGACTAGGAATTAGTCCTATGGCTCTTAAAACTGTATCAAGAAGATTTGGATTACCAGGACTTGGAATATCTGCTGGTATCAGTGGATATGAAATGTATCAAAACAAAAAAGCAGGAAGGGGGTTATTCGATGACGGTTAAAAATAAAACACTTGTGATAAATTTACCACACGTTAAATTTAATGAAATCCCACCATTAAAGGGACCAAACTCACAAGGCTTGAATGTTTCTGTAAAACAGTCTACAACAATAAAGAACTCGGAGAATATAAATGGCAGATATAGACAAGGCTCTACCAAACGTAGAGACTGAAATTAAAATACCCAGCGAAGAAGAAGTAACAGAAGTAGAACAGGAAACAATTGAAGAACAAGTTGGTCCTGATGATATTGATATAGTTACTGAAGAAGACGGTAGTGCTACAATTAATTTTGATCCAGCAGCAGTTAATCAAGAGGGCGGAGAAGCTCACGGAGACAACTTAGCAGAATTATTACCTGAATCTGTTTTAGGAAAATTAGGTTCAGAACTTGCGGAAAATTATCAAACATATAAATCAGCAAGAAAAGATTGGGAAGATTCTTACACAAAAGGTTTAGACCTTTTAGGATTTAAATATGAAAACCCAACTCAACCCTTTCAAGGAGCTAGTGGTGCAACTCACCCAGTTTTAGCGGAAGCGGTTACACAATTTCAAGCTCAAGCTTACAAAGAATTACTACCAGCTACTGGACCAGTACATACTCAAACTATTGGGTTAATGAACAGAGCAAAAGAAGACCAAGCACAACGTGTTAAAGAATTCATGAACTATCAACTCATGGACGTGATGAAAGAGTACGAACCCGAGTTCGATCAAATGCTTTTTTATCTCCCTCTTAGCGGCTCTTCGTTTAAGAAAGTTTATTACGATGAACTACTTG